TCTCTGCGAAATCTGCCGTTTTTTCCAGTTCCGATTCTTATCTTCAATTCTGCTTGAATCTTAATGCGTATTTGTTCGACTTTTTCATCATCTTCTTTCAAAAAGGCATCATTTAATTGTTCATATAATATTTTCAAATTGTCTTTAAACACTCCATCGAAATTTGAGTTGTCAGGTATACATTTATTAGGCAAAACAATAGTTGTTCCTATTTTTGTAATATTATCAGATTCAAAAAATTTTGAATAATTTGGTATTTCATTTTTTTGCTCTTCCGATAAAATATGAAATGAAATACCAGAAATCATTTTGTTTTGTAATTGTGTGAAATCAAAACAAACAAAAATGAAATTCCAAAATATACATTTTGAGAAATTTTATAATACATTTGCTTTATTTTTACCAAATTATTATAAAATATCTTTTATATCAAAAAAACAGGAAGAAAATGAAATAAACGATTGTTTCAAATATTACAAAACTTTCACATTAGATTTGATAAACATAACAAATGGTAATATTATAAAAATATGTGGTATGACAACAAGAGGATATTTTATCATTAATGGTTCATCGTATGTATGGCCTTTTAAAGAGATTAGTATACCAAATCGAATTTACAAATTCAATGATTATATAGAAATTTGGACGGCAAAACCAAATATGCCTTGGACGATGTATTCTGGTAGAATGAAATTATTTGTTCATAAGGAGGTGTTATGTTTAGAACAAAAATACGGCGATACAAAATACTCGTTAAAGAAATACCTTGAGAATTTGAAAATCAATGATAACAAATTATTGGAACATTTTGAAAATAATGATCAATTCAAATTATCATATGTTGAATTAAAAGATGAAGAAACTATTGACAATTTTGAATCACCTTTTATACAAAATTTTGATGAATATGAAAAGAAACTGAAATATCTGTGTAAAATGATTGAAATGTTGTTTTCAACAATTGAATTTGATGATCCTAATGATATTGAAAACAAGAGAATAATTTCAACGGAGTTTTTTGTTGGATCGTTGTGTGAAAATATTGAAACCATAAAGATTATGAATGTGATGATTAAAAGAATACATGCAAACGGTCAATTCATTGATAGGAAAAATTATTTTGATTATATTTCAACTATATCAAAAGTTATTAGAGGATCAGCAAATCATTCATGTAATTATACAAAACGTGAATGTCATAATTCTCACTTTGGTGTCTATTGCCCGTATCGTGCAACAGAAGGCGAATCAATTGGGCTTTCGAGTGATCTTGTTCCTGGCGTTTCAATTAAGAATTTTGATAAAGAAACAGATGATTCATTGAATGGCAATTGTAATGGTGGCAAAATTATTCCATCAAATAAATATGATGCAGGTATCGTATCAAAGCAAATACTATTTAGACGACATTTACCGCCGGTCAGAATCAGTTATGCTGTAACCCATGTTCGTCAAGCATTGAATAGCGTATATTCACAAAAGCCGATTATTCAACCGAACGCAGCTGATATTTGTATGATTAACGGTCAAAATGTTCTAGTCGCTGTTTCATCATATATGGGATTAAACATTGAAGACGCCCTTGTCATCAATCAAGATTTTGTAAATCGCGGAGGATTCCAAAGTCTTATCAAAAAACGTTTCAAAATAAAAAAAAAACCAAAAGAAACATTTGAAAAGATACCCAAAAAATTTGATATCATTGGTAAAAATGAAATAATGATTATCAAGATTGATTTAAATGGTAAGAAGACGTATTATCGTAATGAGATGTCGGCTTCTATAAGGATTATTGATATAATTGTTAATAAAAATGATGTTTATTGGGAGCAAGAATGTATACACAAAATCGAAATTGGTGACAAGCTTTCGACACGATCAGGACAGAAAGGGGTCATTGGAGCTATAGTGCCATCGTGTGATTTACCATATAATCGATATGGAGAAGTGCCTGATCTTGTAATAAACCCTTGCCATTTGCCTTCGAGAATGTCGATCAGCCAATTATTGGAATCCTTTTTCGGACTGCGTGCTATTATAAAAGGTTGTCGATTGAATGATATTGAAAAAGTTGTTTATAATTATAAAAATAATCAAGGCAAAGAGTATTTTTGGTGCGGTAAAACCTGCCAAAAAATCAAAAACAAAATCTTCTTTGGTCCCGTGTTCTATATGCCACTTCATCACATTTCTTATAAAAAATGTCGTGCACGAAATACTGGTTTTTGTGATACTTTGACTGGACAACCTTTGAAAACAGGAAAGGCGTTACGCATTGGTGAAATGGAACGAGACGCAATAATTGCACGCGGTCAAAATCAAATTTTACATGAACGATTTTCATATGATCATCAAACGGTAAGTGTGTGCCAAAACTGTGGATGGCTCGAGCCATTTCACCAATGCTGCAAAAACCAAAGAATTTTGCGAGTTGCAATATCAAAAACAACGATATTAATGCTTTACGAACTTTACGCGCAAAATATTTTTCCAAAACTTGAGCTAAAAAACGTGTAAAGTTTGATTTGAGTTCCTAATCATTTTAGAATTCAATAGAATTAAACTTCTCTTTAACGTAATCGTGAACGTCAATATTCCAAAATTTCTTAAAATGTTCTGGCATCCAATGGAAAGGTGTGTTAAATTCATTACATACAAAAGCAATGTTTGTTCCACAATATTTTTCGTTGTTATTATAGCGGTCATAAGACATATGCCAATCTTTACAAGCACTAAGACTCATTGGAATATTTGTATATTCACAACGAAAACGATACTTACAAACCTTATCATAAAATGTAAGGAATAAGTCTTTGTATTCACCAGATTTCCAACCTAGTCTTTTTTTATTACTTCTTTCATTGGCAAATGTGTTTGCGAGAAATGTTAGTTCAGTATGATTTATAATTTTAACATCCTTATTTCTATAATTCTCAACAATCTTTATTGACTCATTAATCATTTTATTAATACGATCTTTTCGTTCTTGTGAATCTTCACGAATACTTAATTCTTTAACGAGGTCGAATTTCTCCTTAGACCACTGGGCTTTTCCAGGAGAGCAATCAGGAAACTCATTATAAATTTTATGATTTTTAAAATTTCCAATACAAGCTGTCATATAGTTCGTTTCAGGGCAAATATGAATTATACGTAATTCATTATAATAATATACAAAATATTCAATATACTTATTATTCTCATCAATTTCATAGTCATTTTGATATACGCTTTCCCAATATTCGATAGCCAATTTAAAACGACCTTGTAATATTTTATGTTTTCTTTTGCCAAAAGTTATATCGTTTCCTTCTTTGTTTTTAACACGAAAACGTTCGTCTGTCTTATCGTATCTCATCATATTCGGTAAATATTTCATTTCTTCCTTAACTTCATCTTCATTCTCAAAATTAATATTGAAATTAATCACCTTTTTATAGACAGTACCAATTATTAAATTTTGACCTTGTTTATTAGAAACTCTTTGTATATCTTCTGGTTCTTCCAAGATTTGTGTTCTCATTTCATTTGTAATAATAGTATTAGGACCTTCAACATTAACAGAATGAGAACCAGATTGAAATACTTGACATACTGCTCCTAAATTGTTTATATCATTATAACCTCTTATGGTCTCTTCAATACGTTCTGGTGAAGTAGTGTTAAACCAACCTTGTTTTACAGTTAGTGGTACTCCTGAATAGAAACATTTGTTTTCTTGATTTTTCAGTAATTCAGTTAAGATATTTATGTAATATTCTTTTGGTTTTTTGTCTTTTGGTGTTCTGCTTTGCATAGTAGTTGCGACACCATCAAGAACATTTTCATTATGTTCTTCACGTTCTTTTTTATTACGACATTCCTTACATTTAAGTGAACCCATTTGAAATTTATCAAATGTTTTTCCTACACCACATTCCTTACACGTTCTTGTATCTTTGTTCTTAATACCATCTTCATATGTTTTCTTTTGTTTATCGTTAATACATTTCTTACATTGATTACGTCCTTTATCAAAATCACTAAGGAATTTATCTTCACCACATATATTACACTCTTTTATTAATTCATTCATTTTTTACAAATCCTAATAATTGTGTACAAATTTTTAAAACATTTTTGAAAAAATAATAAGGGATTTTAATCAATATTTTCAAGTTTGATTTGTGTTCATCACATTTCCTTATTAATCTTTATTTACAAATAATACTTAATTTCATCAACATCAATATAAATTGCATGCGTTGAAAATTGCACCTTATACATGGGAGAGCCATCACGATTACGAACAATTTTAATAATTTTTCCGGAAAAATTTCCAGACGTTTGAGTAATAGGATTAAACATATACTTTTTGATGCATTTACCAATGTTTGAACGTAAATCGTTTGAAACTATACATTTATTTACATTCAAAAGGTCATTTAAGTTGATAGCACCAATACTATCACTAACTGCAAGAACGTGTGAACACACTGCAAAATCAGAGAACACACAACAATCGCAATTCATTTTATTTGCCTTTTCATTAAATCGAACGGTTCTAAAAGAATTGCACTTTTTTAAATGGTTCAAATCAAAATTTGTATTTGTATCAATATCTTCTTCAATTTTTCCTTTTATAGAATTATTTGATTTTTCTATTCTTTTATTATCAATTTCAATTCCTATAAATGAAGAACGATTTACAAGATAAATTTGATCTTCGTTTGATATATATTCATTGGTTTTATTTTTATTTGTTTTAAACAAATGTTCGACTAAAATTTGTATTTGGTTATTGTTCAAACTTTCTAGAAGTTTAAAATCGATTTTGTTCTTTTCAAGAACACTTCGAGGTAAAGCAGAACGGATTAAAGCATGGTTCAATTGCTTTCTGTCAATACAATACCTACCATCAGGATCAAAGCATTTCCCTGTTAAATCACAAATAATTTTAAATACAAAGCATTCTTTAATAAAAATTTTGTTTGTTTTGGAATGAAAGGCCGAAATTCCGGATAAATTAGCGTGTTCTTTTTTATAATCATCGCGTGTTTCAAATTTATCAACGATGCGGCATATATGATACCCATCGCTATTTTCGTTAAAGTAATGTCTATCAGAAATTAAAATAAGTTTTCCAGAAAATTCAAACAAATTATCAGAAGTGTTTGACAAATTAACATAATTCCATTTCGAATGTGTTGTGATATCGCTGTATCTTATATTATGAATTTTTTGTTTATTAAGGTGAATTTTTTTAATATTTATAAAACTTTCAAAAGACAATTTATTCGCTTGTATTAGCATATCCCTTTCATAGTGATCATTCGTTGCTTGGAATTTATAATCTCTCGTTTCATCAATGAATTTTGATGCTAATTCTAAAACACCTTTTACACCGTGAGAAAGGAATAACGAACCGTTAGATCGAAGAACTGACATATTGTTCAATGACCGATTGAACCTTTCATTAGTTTGCGTATCCTTAGATAGACCGGGTAATTTCGTAACAAATCTGAAATTAAACGATTCACAAATAGTTTGTATTTTGTCAGAACAATTTGCTTCATATTTAGAATTCAAGTACTTTTTACAATATTCATAATGAGCATAGTACTCATCTTCTGACCTTGACTCTTGTAAGATTTGTAAGACACTTGCGTAATCGTTTGCTAAAATAGAGTTTTTTGAAGCATAACTTTCAAAAGGTCTGCGAATCACGTGTGCCCAACAAGAAATGATTACAGCATTTGTAAAGACAATCTTTGATGCTGCTTGAAACGCAAGACTCATATCAGATGTGACGCATTTTACCTTTGAAATTACATCACTTCGTGAATAACCAAGAAAACCACACGCTTTTATAAAAGATTCGAAAATGGATATTGTTCCTTTTTTCGTTTCACTTCTTGCCATTGCAAACAAAATAGGCTTGAAAGTATGTTTCCACTTTTTACGACATAAATCCCATTCAACAATAGCCGAACCTAATACAATCAGTGTCCAATCGGTATTACTAATTTTTCCTGAATTGATCGTTTTGAAAGTGCCATCAAGAGTTAATTGAATACTTTCATTTTTCATAATTTTAGAAAGATTCTGCGAAATCAATTCTTTTGATGTAAATACAATATTATCATATTTATTTAATTGTTGATGTTCTTCAATTTCACTGGATAATGTAATAAAATTAGTTTCTTTCAAATTATCAAATTGAATTTGTGAGTGTATATATATTTCATTAAAGAATTGCGAACGGTCTTCGCGAATATTTAGATTTAAACTTTTATTCTTTATATTTCTTTTTTCTTTTGAAATCACCTTATCAATTATTTCCAATGATTTTATTTTAAATTCTGATGAAATGAGCTTACGGATTGCGTCTTTTGAGACTCCATTTACAAGATATTCGTATACTTTTTTATAAACTTTCTGATTTATTATCACTGTCCCGTTTATAGTATTATATGGTTTAGAATCATCACAATTTTGATTAATCTCAAGAACAACTTCATCCATTTCTAGATTATAACTAAACCTAATTTTTGTATTGCAATTGTGATGAAAACTGCATCTACAATATATATGTTGATTACTTTTGTAAATTTTGAAGTTACCGTGAAAATAATTTTTTAATAAAGCTTTACGATAGAACTTTGTATATTTATTGAAAGGGCATTTCACAATATCGAGAACTTTCCAATTGATAATAGGTTTAATGGGATTAATAATGGTTATAGAATCTTCATCATCTGAAATAGGAATCTCCATAGCAAACTACATACAGAACTACATACGCTCTATACACAACCCAGGCCCAAAATTATAATATTTTTTGGGAAATTCATAAGGAATTTTGGGAGTAATTTTATAAAGCACTATCTAGACTACTCTATTCTACTTTGTATGTGGGGATATAGGTCATGGGTATTGTCTGTCGTGTTATTGGTGTTCTTACACTTTCTTGTTCTTGGGAGGTCTTCCTCTTGGCTTCTTTTGGATGACATCAAGAGTCTTGTCCTTGGGAGGTCGTCCACGTTTCTTCTTCACAACAGGAATAGTCGAATCATCAGTTGATGCAAATAACGAATCAAATTTAGTCTTGAAGCTTTTAACGCGTTCATATGATATGGATGCATCAGATGTTGATGCGATGACATTTTGAAGAAGTTCTAAATTATTTTCAAGAGATTTGAATGAGGATGAAAGTAGACCATTTTCAGTAGTCGTCTTCGTTGAAACAGGGACAATTTTTTTTGGCGCGACAGACTTTGGCGCGACAGACTTTGATGCGTCTTTCTTAGGACGACCACGTTTCTTTTTAGAAGGTTCATGAGTCTCATCATCATTATTGTTATTACCATCAGATATAGTTTCATCTTCTACAAGAGGTTCTGATGCGAATATGACAGACTTTGGCGCGACAGACTTTGACGCGTCTTTCTTAGGACGACCACGTTTCTTTTTAGGAAGTTCATGAGTCTTCTCTTTTTGAGCATCATCGGGAATCTCATTTACATTTTCATCAGCATCGTCTCCGGCGTCTTTATCGTCTTCTGCGTCTTTATCGTCTGCGGCGTCTTTATCGTCTGCGACTTCTTTATCGTCTGCGGCTTCTTTATCGTCTGCGGCTTCTTTATCGTCTGCGGCACACTTTGGGGTGTGTAATGAAGCTATACGTGATGATTTACGAGGAGATTGAAACGCCATCTCTAAATATACGCGGAGGTGCGGGGCGACCGGTGCTTTTCGGCGAGTATGTCTTACGGACATCAGATATGCACACATATCTTTTGTTCGGGATTACATTCTAATCATCGAATGAGGTTCATGGTTCGAGATCCGGAGAGGTCTAAGCTTTTTTATTTTTTGTCATGTAGTCTATCGTAAGCGCAATCTACGCCTGCCTCTACGTGTAAAATCGTACATAAAACAACTTCTCAAGTAAAATAGTCGTGTGGACATGTGCGCATTGCGTGATTGAAGGACACGAACACGATCGAACAATCCATCGAGCGTACAAACGCAAACGCACTATACCTAATCACGTCGTGCGTAGACGACAACGAAACATGAAATCAATATATTGCGATGTGTGCGGGAGACACCTCGACGTACGCTTGACAATGGAATGCTCGAAAGGACATCATCAGTGTGGCTATTGTTACACGAGACGCGGTCGAGAGATGTTTGCGCGAACAAAAAACGCGAATAATCCACAAGTGATGGTGGAATTACAAAAGTGCTTCATTTGTAAAATTCCTTTAGATGATCATCAAATTTCAAAAGATCTTGATGGCATCATCATGCGAATGATAGCGGGAGGAATGGCTGATAGATATAATGTTACACATGTAAAAAAAAGAGAGAAGTTCATTTCACATCTGTTGAAAAAAATGCGACACATAAATCCTGCGTGTTTCTTCGAGACTCAAGAACTCGATCTCATGAATGACCAAGCATATCTTGATCATAGAATTACAATAGATAAAGCGTTCGAGACTCGCGATGAAGTCCATAGACTTGCAAAAAAATCATTTTTCGCGTGCTGTTCAGCTACAGAATTAGACGCGATTCATTTACTGCATACGCTATATTATCCAGAAGAACACCCGGCTTTTGTTAGTGATTTAGATGATTGTGAGTTCTTTGAATACGCCTTTGAAGATGACATCATAGATCTTACCTTGTTGCATAGTGTTGCATAGTATAACTAGTTAAAGGGACTACTAC